CTGGATCAATAAAGTGATCAACTAAATCTCTATAGCTTCCATGAACATCGCCCGGCTTTTCTGTTAATAGTTTTAAGCTAATCGGATTCTTATCATTATCAACAATATCTTGAATACCTGCAGTGCCGGGTGGAATTTGTTCGCCTTCTAACATTGCGGCCAAGAATCCTTCAAAGGTGAAACCAGCGGCGCTAGCGTTAAAATGTACCATGATATTAGTAAGCGTATCCAACAAGACAATGTGAGTTAAAACCTCTGAGATGTCGTCTGTTTGCGGAGGGCTATCCAAAAAACTATTAATAGCTTGTACCTTGTCGGATAATGTTCTGCCTTTGCCAACAATTTTAGCTAGCAATTTCTGAATTACCTCTCTATCCTTTGTTCCTTTCTTCCCCCACATCTTTTCAGATAGCCTAATGATAGGCATCTTAAGAGTAATTTGTTTAGTCTTGCCTTCTCTCTTTTGTTCCTCTATGGTAAATATGCCACTATCCATCATCTCTTCAATCATTTCAACCAATGACTGCGACGTGATTGTGTTCTTCTTATCGTATTCTTCTCGGAGAATCTTACTTAAATCAAACATTTATAAACCTCATATAATTTCATCAGCGATACCGTACTCTACTGCTTGCTCTGCAGATAAATAGATGTTAACTTTTTGTTCTAACATTTTTTTGAGTTGCTTTTTGGTCATTTTTGTTTCTTCTACTAAACGATTTATATACATTTCTTGCAAGTCTTGGATTGCTTCCATCTCATTAATAAGGTTGTGGATGGATCCCTGGTTGCCGGCAATCACAGAATGAAGCATTACGCGGCAATTTCTTCCAATCTTGCGCTTGCCATGTGTGCCACCAGCCAGAATAAGAACGCCGGCTGACATGACCTTGCCCAAACCGATGGTGCTGATATCGGTTGTCTGCTCAATCACCTTCATCATATCATAGAGAGCAAACATGTCATCGGCGGAACCGCCGTAAGTTGAGAGATAAAACTCGATATCTTTTTTCTTTGTATCGTCTTTCTGAAGTTTGTTCATTTCGTTCATGTAGAGCATAGCTTGAACTATTTCGGCCACCTTCTCGTCTAGCACTTCGGTAAACAAGCCTATGACTCGCAAATCCGGCTCTTGGGTGTTCGGATCCAGACTCTCCAAAAGAATTATCTTCTTCTCATCGTCGCCTAAAAGCTTCTCTAATTTGTTTTTTAAACGTTTAATCATTGCTCATCCTTTGTTAAGAATTCCATAACCGTGTCTCGATTGTTTTCTAAAAATACCATAGCACTTTTCCAGTCAATAAAGTCAACTGCTTCGCTAAAAAAGCCACCATGCGCGTCAATAATTTGCAAAATTGCTCTTCTCTTATAAAATTCTGTCTCTTCTCCAAACCGAATCGCAAGGGCATTAATGTTGTGATCGCTTTCGCCCTCTTCTTTCATGACCCGAATGCGATAATCGCGAGCATAGTGAAAACTCTCTAAAGCCTTGGTGATAATAAATAGAGACACCACTTGAGTTAGTTGCAATATTCTAATACTTCTACGGCTCGCATTAAGAAAATAAAAGAGGCGGCAAGTAGCATGTCCGAATATAAAAAACAAAACATAAAAAAGCCAAGGATGCTCCACGCTGCTCCTTCAAAAAAATAACCACCAGAATCTCTTCTAGTGGTTACATTATAACTGCTCGTAAGATTTGTGTCAACAATTATTTTATTTTTTTGTCAGTCTCATAAAGATGCGCTGGGTAAGCTCATCAGTCAGTTTTGCTTTTCTGTTTTCTTTGACCAATCGAGCAGCAACTCGCTTGGCAACTCTATTTACAATCTGCTCTTGCATGGAGAACTCTGCTTCATCTTCTACAGCGCCCACATCTAAGCCACCGGGCTCGGCGGGCCCAGGCTCCTCAAGAGACATATCCACATCAAGTTCTTCACCCCCTTCGAGTGGTGCCTCTTCGTCTCCTGTGTCAAGGTCGGCAGTTGTGGGTTCGCCAGTTACCTCCTCAACAGCCTGCTTAAGCGCATCAACAAAGTCAGGAAGCGAAATCATGGCCGCGCCTTCAACTTCTACATCTGCATCAAGCTCAAGGTCTTCGGGAGCGGGCTCTGCATCAAGCTCACCCTCAAGATCCCCAATTTCGTCGCGCTCACGGTCAGCTTCACTGTCCTCGGCGCCCAACTCACGCTCAAGGGCTCCTTCTTCTTCATCGCGGCCGCCGGCAGTATACAAGCCTTCAAGCTTCTTTTCGCCAAGGGCGCCCAACTTGGCCAATTTCATGAAACGGCGGATTTCCGCTTCGGTTAAAAGTGTCTTACGAGCCATCATAGTTCTCCTTTAAATAAAACTCATCTGTAATTAGTGATCGCTGATGATAAACACCCTAAAAAATTATACCTTTATTCAAACATCGTCTTCTAAGCTTTTCTAATGCTTGGGTTTCTATTTGTTTAACTCTCGCAAAAGAAATGGCTAATCTTTCCGCTACCTGTCTTAGCGTCATGCGGCCATTTTCATAAATAGATATCAAAGTACAATTTTGCTCATCTTCATATTTTATCCACTGTCTACAATCTACCTGCGTGCAAGACCGTTTATTCTGCATGCACACTCTTGCACATTCGCGCATGCCATCTTCACGTTTCATAATTTTGGAAACTCCCCCTCTATTAAGTCGAAAATATTCTCCACGTCATCTTCAGAAAGCCCAAAATCTCGCATTTTTTGAACGCCGGCTTTTTGGAGTTTTTCAGATTTCGCTCTTTTCTCTTTTGATTTGAAGGCTATATCATTAACGTAATCTACAATGCGTGGATCATCTTCCAAAAGTCCTGTGATAACATGTCGAAAGAATGCAGACTGCGTTAGTCTCAAGTACTTCAATTTTAAAACCAGCTGGGCATGCCTGTGATCGTTTTCGGTAAAAACAATTCGCTTTGTCATATTCCCGTAATCATCATGAGTAGGCATACGTCACCACTGCCGATGAGAGATGTGGGATCCGCTCTCTGAAAGCCCTGACGAGGTTTGAATCAAAAATTGAGCTTTTGCCTGCAGTTCTTCTATTGTCAAAGCGCCCGAGTAACTAAACCCAGATCGAATTCCTCTCTCTATGTCTTTCAAGATATCGTTGACGCTCCCTCGATAGGGCACGCGCGTAGCTACGCCCTCAAAAGAACTATAGCGTCCATGCCATTCAACTTGCGCCTCTTTGCTGGCCATCCCTCGATAGGATTTCCATTTATGACCATCAAGATCTTCATGAACGCGACCGGGAGTCTCTGACGTTCCTGCGAACAAGGAGCCACACATAACCGCATCGGCACCAGCAGCCAAAGCCTTCACTATATCGCCCGAATTCTTAATGCCACCATCGGCAATAATCTTTACATTGCGATCAGACTTGGCGCAATCCATAATCGTTTGCAGACCCGGCATGCCGTGTCCCGTCTGAACTCTCGTAGAGCATATCGAACCTCCCCCGATATTACACCGTACCGAATCTGCTCCCCAGTCTGCTAAATCATTTAAACCTTCTAGTGTTGCAACGTTGCCGGCCATAATGTGCAAGTCCGCCCCAAACGTATTCCTCAACGTAGAAATAGCTTGGCGCATCATGGCATGGTGTCCGTGCGCAACATCAACACATATCAGGCGGCCCCCAGCCCTATAAACCTCCGTAGCTCTCTCCAAATAATCACCCGAGACGCCAATAGCTGCGCCCGTCATCAAATTCAAATATGTATCTTGAGTGCATAAAGAGCGAATAATGTTAATCTGACGCACCTGATTCTCAATTGAATTATATCTGTGAACAATGGCCGAGGCTCCAGCGCGGTGCATTGCTGCGCCCATCGACGCTTCTGAAATGGTATCCATTGGAGACGAAAAAATAGGCAACTCAAGAAATATTCCGTTGCCCAAATCTGTGCCAATGTTTATGTCGCCTCTGGAAGTAATCTCAGAATATTGCGGCTTAAGCAACACATCATCATATGATAGACATCTATCAAACGCCCTCATCGGTTCTCCTTTTCAATAAAACGCTGAATCTCGCCTTGTCGATACCACGTCTTTTTATCGGGACGTTCTGGCTCCCCCATCAAGCGAATACGCGGAGTAGTGGTGCCGGTCCGAATCAAAGAAATGGTCGGAACTCCATTAAAATCTAAAACTTTTTGAACGCTGGGGTAATCTGCGATATTAAAAGCAAAAAATACAATGTCTTCGTGTTCTTCCGCCACTTCCTCGAAAATGTCTTTCAACTTGCGGCAGTAATGGCACCCGTTAGAATAAAACTTTATAACGCAAGTGGCGGACTCTTTCACATCGCCACTCAAAATCTTTTGCAGCGCTCTTTTACTTATTCTTTTTACTGCCATCATTCTTTTTCCCCTTCTTCGGTCGAGGAGGGTTGTCAATCAGATTCTGAAGCCTCCGTCGCTCTTTCTGGGCGCCCACACCGTCGCCTAAGTGCTTGTCAAGAAGGTCCAACTGTTGCGCCGATGTGCGCTTGGCGCGCTGCTCGGCTCTTTCGAGCGCTTGCTCTCTAAGCTCGTGGCGGCGTGCTCTACCTCTATTCGTGCTGCCCATTACCATACTCCTTGTTGTTTGGTGTGTTCATTCCGTTTCAAAGTTTATCTCCTAAACGACTTCGCCATTCCGTATTACTTATTTCTTCTGCAGTGGCACAACGATTCCCCACCGCTGTTATAATTTCAATCATAACCATGATTAATTCGTTGGCTTCAGGATGTAACGTAGAAGAACGTGTAACTATTTCACCGATTCTTGGTAACCCCCATCGATCGGCTTCTTCATTTAAAATATAAACGCAAGCATCAGTGGCAATTGGCTCTTCTCTAATTGTTCGATCTTTTACTATTTTCTTGCCTCGATCGACTTTCTGCAAATCTTTTATACTTACAGACATTTCAAATGTTTTCTTATCAGACATAATTATTTTTCTCCAGATAAAGAGCTATTAATCCAATAGCTGTAGATGCCAAACCTATTCGTCTTGTGCTGGTGACGTGCGATCATCAATAGCCTCCTTGGCTTTCTTCATACATTGCGGACAAAATAATCTAACTGTTTCTTGTCTCACTACCACACTCCATGAGAATACCATATCTTTATTCTTTTTGTCAAATGTTTTTTGACAAGTATCACAAGTTTGTGGTAGCTTGCCAAACAAGGCAACCCGATCGGACATGGACTGTTGGGGGTCTCCAGCCTTTCTTCGTTTCTCGGCATGCCGGCGTTGTCTTCTATTCATACTTAAGTTTAACTTCTTCTAATACAATTGCCGAGGTCATCGATCGATAACTCCCATATGTGGGCCCGGAGCATTGTGCTTCCTAAAAACAACTATAGCCGATGGGAAGGGCGCGCTGTTCTCGCCATTGCCAAACTTTAAGCGGCCTTTGATAAAATAAATAGCATCCGCCTTCATAACATAATCATGCCAATAGCGGGTATCTGTGCGCGCTGGAAGCAGGGCTACTACCGTAGTGCTCTCCTTTTGCCCCTCTTCGTATGCCTTCTTAATCCAATCTTTGATTGCGCGGCCATAAGGGGGATTCATAAAAACATTATTCCCCGACCAATCCTGCTTAAGTCCATCGTCCCTCTCGGTAAAACGATTCTTCACTTTATAATTCGCGTCATTAGAACAAGGATCTAATGTGAAAGTTCCAAAGATCTCTTCTAATCTATCAAAAAAATGTTGCGGAGTAGTCCACTCCGTACTCTTTGAGCTAAACATAGTTTGCTGCGATGTCGTGTCCACTGTACCTCCATTAAATATAATTCTCTAGTAATATACAAATGATAATAAAAACCCCCATGCTAATCAAGTAAGAGATTAAAGCTTTCGTATCATCTGTCCATCTGTTAAAAATTGGGATATGGTCCCATAGCCAATCTGTGATATTATAGATTGTTCTCGTCAGCGGACCCATATACTCGTCTTAAATAGACACCATGCAGTCTGATTGCAGTATCACAATCCAGTAGTATCTCATAGTAACTATATGAATCATCATCAAGAACGTCAATAATTATTCCTATTCGCGTAGAATCGACCAACTCCGGTTCCCATACACCTTCGGCGATTTTCACCAGATCGCCGTTAACGAACTTCAACTCAGTCCGTACTCCCCAAGGCGCCATCGCCGCGATTGCTAATCGTCATAGGATAGTCATATAAGTTGCCTTGGGCGCGCTCTGTTGCGCGAAAATGCACCACGGGGGTAAGCACTACCTGCGCAATTTTCATCCCGGGCTGGATGAATTGTGGGGTAGTACCTACGTTGTGGAGATTGATAAACACTTCTCCATCGTAGCCAGAATCAATCACGCATGCTCCCACAAGAAGACTCTTCTTAGCTGCGGTACCCGACCGATTCTTAACCTCCAGCATATAGCCATGAGGCACCCCAAACTTAAGTCCGGTGCCCAGGATAACAGATTGGCCCGGTGTAATATATACACCGGGCTCATCGTCCGGAGACGGGCTATAGAACAATCCATCCCGGGACGGGCTATAGAACACATCCATTCCCGCATCCGATGGATTAGCGCGGTCGGGGGGACGAGCGCTCGAATGTGTACGCTGGTACTCCAAGATCACTGCTCTTCTCCCTCTTCTCCCATAAGAAGTCGGAAGTTGTCAACAACCTCGTCAATATTAAACTTACCCTTGTAAAGCCGATAAGCCTTAACTGCGGTGCGAATCTCATCCGTATTGAGCCATGAGTTGTCGCGAAACTCCTTTCGCAAGTCTCGCTTCTGCTCCTTATACGGTTCCATCGCATCCTCAATTGCACTAAGCGAACGAATGTACTCCTTCACATAGCGCTTCTTCTCTTCATATGTATTGGCCACTTAAGCCCTCCTTTATTCTTTATTAATATATCAAATTTTGACTGTGTTGTCAAATGAATTCTGGCGAATTTGAGAAATAAAATTCCTCGATGTTATCCGGCAAGTTCTCCTGAAGAAAGTCCCGAATCTCCTTTTCGCTCTTAAACCCCATGTCGGGATTCATAATACCCCATTCTTCCACTTCACGCAACACATCCATCTTGTTGAAGATGAGCTTGTTAACCCCATTCATTCTAATGGCTTGCTCAAGTTGCTTAAAGTTTAGCCAATTGCACTGGCGTACTCTCCCGGTCGTGGCGCCAACCTCGTCGCCAACCTCTTGAATTCTATTGAATACATTCCCATCGGGCTGAAATTCTTTCTTACCCACATATGTTTCATAAATCTTGGCAACCCCCCATACATTTCTAAGGGAACGAGGGTCAACGCCGTTCAACAAAGCGGCGGCCGCACCACAGTGGCTGGACGTAACGTAGGGGTAATCTCCCCAGTCCGGATCGAGCCAAAATCCCTGCGCGCCCTCCATCAAGATGACAGAAGGGCCCGGCTGATTGTGCAGTTCTTCATAAACATCAATCAAAAATGGCTGCAGAAAATTAATGTCCGAAGCGCGAATCCCGCGACGATCATACTTATCGCGATATGCGGGGCCATTGCCCGACTTGGTGGTGCCGATCGTCTCATCCTTAGAGTCTTCATCGACATGCTCTTCAGTAATGATATGCACATTATTGGCAATCTTAAGTGTGCGAGCGAGATTAACGCCCTTCTCAGAAAGTTCGACTATTTCCCTAAAAAGTTTGTTTACGTTTAATACACAGCCAGGACCAATGATGGACGGAATTCCAAAGAACACGCCGGCTGGGATGCTGTGTGTAACAAATTTGGTTCCTCCGTGATAAATTGTATGCCCGGCGTTTGGACCGCCGTTGAACCTAATACAGTGAGTATATTCTCCGCTTTTCAAAAGATGGTGAGTTACCTTTCCTTTGCCTTCATCCCCGTGCTGAAGCCCGATAACGATGTCTGTAATCATTCTTTCTCCTTATTATTTCTTCTTGTAAGAATATTTTTCATCAGCCAAATCTTGTTTTTACTCGAAGTTAAACTTAACATTGGCCGTGATTTTTAAAGTAGGCACACGGGCATGATTAGCCAAATTATGCTTACGTGCTTCCTCCACGTCCAAAAACCAATCTGCATGGCCTTTTTCATGAATAATATCAAGGAAATAGTCCTCCTGGTGCCCACAATTCTCAGCCATCATTTTATAAATCTTTTGATTTAGCCGGTCAGTCTCTGCGGCATCGGCTTTAATTTCTTCAACCTTTCCCCGCCCCATCGAACTAACATCGTGAATCATAACCGTAGCATCCGGGTCCATATATCGATGCCCCTCGGCGCCGAAACTAAACAAAACTGCGCCACAAGACATAGCCTTGCCCTGCCCAATTGTGGCCACCGGAAGATTGGAGTGCCTAATATCAGAAATCATTGACATTAGGCTGTAAACCTGTCCGCCATAACTATCAATAATGACGGGAATGATTGGCTGGCCTGTGTTCTGTGCTTTGTTCATCTTTATTGAAAACTCATTCGCTGCATCTTCATCAAACTTCTTAACTCGGATGATGATTGGTAAGTCACCGATTAACTCTTTCTCTTTGAGAAGTGGACTAAAATATTTTATGACTTTCATTGTTCATCCTCCGGAAAATTTAATTTTGCAAACACTCCGTGAAGCTCTTTTGCTTTTACATCGTATACTTTGGCAGCTTCTTCCAGTGTTCTATGGTGCCCCAAATGATACACTTTGCCATCTTTTTGTATTTTGGCTGTATAGGGATTTGTCTTGCTGTCTCCACAATCATAAACCCCCTTATACTTTCCGGAGTGAACTTTGGTTTTTCCACGGTTCATCATGTTCTCCGACATTGTGCATATGCGTAGGTTCTCACGCCTGTTGTCTAAGCCATTGCCGTTTTTGTGATCAATCATCTTGCCCTTGGGGCATTCTGTTATCTCTCTGTGAAGGAGGAGGTTCCGCCTATTTGGTCTTGCTGTTTGTCTGCGAACATAATAGGTGCTATGCCCCTTCATAACATGCCACTTATATGGCTCAACCTTGGGTGCGTCCTCTGCATCGTATCGGACGGTAAATGTTCCGTGCTTGCTCTCAATGATTAACTTTCTAATTTCCATTTTCTACCCCAATAGTTTAAACGACCTGCCCACGGCGTATGTGGAAAACCCCCACTGCTCATCATATTTCAGTCGTGCCATGTAAGGTCTGTTTAAGCAAATACGATCCTTCTCGGGTTTAATCCCCCAACATCTAATTTTTGTTGTTTGGTTATTGGAATCAATTACTTCCACAATCCAATAAAGCTTGCCATTCTTAGTCTTCTTGGGTGTAATTTTGCGAGGAATAAACCAACACAATAATAATTCCGGATCGAACTCCGAGATGGGTGGCACTAATTTTTCATGCAACCTATCCAAAACATGTGGTTTAATGACAAGGTTAAGCGGAAACACACCGGTTAAGTCTGCCTTGAATTGAATAATTTCTTCCTCGGAGAAATCCCCTTCTGGTTTGAATGTCTCCAAGTTTTCACCAAGCCGCTTTAAACTCTTCGGGCGATCTACCACGCACGCAGACCAAAAATGTTTGCGTCCAGTAAATCGATCATCAACAATATTATCCAAGGCGCCTGCTCGACACAGCGCGTCGAGAGATTTCTTGTTTAATTTGCTGTAAGTGATTTCTTCTCGAAACAAAAGATCCTCTGCATTGGCGAACGGCCGATGATTTAAGATTTGTTCAATAGCTGCCATACCCAAGCCCTTAATAGAAGTCAGTGGCTGGATAAGGGTCTTGCCATCTTCACTGATCTCCCACACGACACCTGATTTGTTGATGTCAAGAGGGGCAATCTTAAACCCATAACTGCGAGCAATGTTAATCGCCTTCTCTTTGCGTGTCTCTGGCTCCTTGTCCAAGAACGCAGCTATCCATTCTGCTGGATAGTGAGTCCAAAACCACGCGCATTGATATGATATCATACTGTAAGAAACCGCATGCGACTTATTAAATCCATAACCAGAGAAGAACTCAAACTTATTCCACAAGCCGATGGCTGCGTCTCGATCAATTCCCTTCTCGGCACACCCTTCGATGAACTTCACACGAAGCTTTGTTTTGATTCTGCCTTTGCCTGTTCCTTTCTTGGTTAAGACTTTACGCAGCAAGTTGCCTTCGTCCAAAGTCAAACCACCAAGCTCATGAGCCAAGAGAGCAATCTGCTCTTGAAAGATAAGAAACCCGAAAGTCTCTTCAGTAATCTCGCGTGCTGCATTCGACAAATACTCAATCCGATGAGGATGTCTCATCGCCTCGATATATTCTTCATGCACATCGGCAGACAGGGGGCCTGGACGATAGATAGAAGCAACTGCTGCAATGTCTGTAATGCTTTTTGGCTCCACTCTTCTGCAGAAGTTTTGGGCGCCCGTCTCGGTGAACTGGAAGGTGCCTGCCCACTTTCCTTTACCAAATACTTCTTTATATACTCTCTGATCGTTTAAGTCAATTGTATCTGGATGAATGTTTTCGTCGTAATACCTCTTAACGTCATTAAAAGTGGGGTTCTCGACGTTGTGATGACGACGGAAGATATGTTCAATACAACCTTCCATCATCTTAAGAGTCGAGAGCCCAAGTAAATCGAACTTAATGAATCCCATGGGTTCTAAGTGACGAACGTTCTGGCCTTCAGACCATGGCGTTTGTCGCACGCCGCCGGAATTAATCAAAGGCATATTCTTGTCTAAGTTCTCAGCAATCACAACGCCGCCGGCATGACGGCTACAACTGCGGACTTGTCCAACCAAACCTTCAACGTGAGATTTGACCGCCGGATGTTTGTGAAGGTATGTTTGAAGCGATGGAGAATATTCCATTACCTCTTCCCATGTTGGCGCATAGACGCCGGCTTTAATGCCATGCTTCTTCTTTGCGACCGGTGTTGCTTCACGCATCATAACACTAGTAACTGTGTTGGCTTCCGTAAAAGGAATATCATATAGTTTAGAAATATCCTTAATAAGAGAGCGAAGCTGCAGCGTATTCCAATTAGAAATCAACGCAACTGTATCGGCGCCCCACATATCCACCAACTTCTCTTTGAGTGTCATGCTATCGGACACGTCATAATCAATGTCTGGATAATCAGTGGCGTCGGAACGCAAGAAACGAGAGAACAACAGACCATACTTAATAGGATCAATCTGGGTAATTCCCAAAGCATAGGCAACCAGCGACCCGGCCGCAGAGCCGCGACCTGGACCAGAAAGCATCATGCTATTGGCTACGTCGGCAATTGCCTTCATAGTGAGGAAATACTTATTAAAACCCCTATCACTAATAACATGTAACTCACGATCAAGACGGTCCATATACTCCGACTGTTCATGCAATCCCTTCTCCCTGAGCCCCTCTAGAGACAGGTTAATTAGTGCTTGGGCATCTGTAAAGCCGGCCGGCACAACAAAAGAAGGAAGGCGCACAGTATTGTCTGGGAAGAAAGTATCAATTCTCTCATGTGCGATTGTGTAAGTTTCTTGAATCGAATCTAAAACTATCTGATCGTCGTAATCATAATCCTTTGAGTATTTCTTATAGCTTTCCCACATCTGATCCCCATTCTTGGGGTAGAGTTCATAGCCAATCTCTTCAACACCATCGGGCAGTTCATTGCCGTTGGCCCATGCTGGTGCAGCTTTACCAAGCCAACCAAGACGCTTGTAAAGCTCTCTGTCTTTCCAGGCGTCAGGGTTGGGGTAATGGCTATCGGCTGTAGATATCAGTCCAACGCCAAATTCTTTAGCTACCTGAATAATGTATTGATTTAATTCATGTTGCTCTGGGATGTTATTCCATTGAAGTTCCGCGTACCAGCGATCACCAAATATCTGAAGCATGCGTTCGGTTGTCTCACGCATCGCCTTTAGCACTGCGTCACTCCCCTCTTCTCGATTCTCCCAATAATTTCCTGCATAGACACCACCAAGACAAGCAGACGCAGCGATAATGCCCTCGTTATACTTCTCTAACAAATCATAGTCCATACGAGGATAACGATAATAATTTTCTGGTTGGTAGGATTCAGAAACCAATTTAAACAAGTTGCTTAAGCCTTGTTGATTCTGCGCGATCAGAATAAGATGACGACGACGACGCAACAAGCCTTGAACTTTCTTGCTATCACCTTCATCTTCGACTGTCGCGCCTGACTGATTCGCTTTCTTGATAGAGCGGGCGCGCTTCTTATCTTCCATGGCTCGCGTATATTCATCGCGCCAGTCTGAAAGTGACGGGAGGAAGTAAGCTTCGCAACCAAAGATTGGTTTAAACTCTTTACCTTCCTCTTGCATTTTTCGGGCATGCAAAACTTGATACGCCAACCCATTCATGTTCCCATGATCGGTCAAAGCTAAAGCATCACACCCATTCTCATAAGCAAAGTCCATATGAACTTGCGGATACCCAATGGCATCAAAAATAGAGCCCGCCACACTATGAGCATGCAGGCCAACAAATTTAATTTCAGACTGTTTACGGTCCAAAGTCTCTCTCCTTATTACTCTATTAATGTAACATGTTTGTGCGGTCCTGTCAACCCCTTATAAGGCTTTTTTATTAGATGGCCAGAGCCTAGAAATTTACGATATTCCTCCCAAGTAGACATGTCATAAAACCATTCAGCCTCAACGCGTGCTGATGGCTCTTCACTTACTTTCTCAAAAACCTGACTGAAGTCGAAACTTCTTGCCGACCACCTCTGTTCCAGTGGCAGCTTTTCTGACGGATACTTTTCGCCATCCGATGGAGGTAAAAACTCCCGCGATGTCTCTTTGTTTATCTTTCGTCTGCATTGTATAAAATCTTCTCCTTTCATCGTAAAGGATAGTGGTAAATTATCTTTTACTGTTTTATTGTTGTGAGTTAAAAAGAAATTAGCTTTAGGGTCTGCTATCTCTTTTCGATGTCCTCTCAGGGAATAAATGTCATGCGCACTCATAGGAAAGGAAATGAAATATTTCCCGGGAACAAGCCACTTGGAAATCTTGTTGCCCACCCACCATGCTGAATTCACTCCATGCAAGACTGACCACCCATAAGAATCGCGCCGATCAAGGTCACGATAATCAATGGGAACGTAATAAATAGGCACTTCCTTCCTTACTTCTCGATAAAATCTGATTTTAGTGCGGTTATAATATACGGGATCTTGCACCCAATCTCCTACGCAATGTCGCACCATGGGGGCCAAGTCTGAGTTGGCTACAATCCATATAGTTTTACATCCGGCAATCGCACATTCGAACACAGATTTTTGAATAGCTGCGAAGCCCGCATCCACGGGCAACATGCACGATGGCATCGCTAAATTATGGTCTGTCTCTAAATTGGCGAGAGGAACAATACCGGCAACATGAACACGCTGGCTCACAAAGCCCTCAGAAATCTATGGTAGGCCACACTAGCCGGTGATAAATCCCTGTATAAATCTTGCTCATTACAATTTGTAATCTCGATGTGATCCTGGGCTGATTGAGCCTTTTCATTCTCTTTTCGTATTCCTCTGCCGATATGTGTTGTTCTAAATTTATAATGTTTGGGTTTTCCGTTTGGTCCGTATCCATTAAATTTTCCTTTCATTCCGCGACTCTCCATTTCGTGGACAACGTGAAACCTCGCCATCGTTTCTGAATAGTCGAAATCCAATAGCTGCTCCTTGGTCAGCCGCGACACTGCGCAAGCGTCCCTAACAGGGCTATTACCATCAATTCTGTCAGAAGAATAGAACCATATGGTCCCAACGAAATCATCTTCAGTTTCAATGAAGTCCACATCGTGCTTTCCTCCTCTATTGAAAGCTATCCAATCATAACATATATAGGGCTGCGCGCCAATTGGCTTTTCATTTAAAAGTTTATGACAATTTTTGTCACCGAAATAATAACAATGATTGAAATTAATCTCTGCGATCTTCGAATATTCATCTGAAAAGACTATAGTGTCGCCGGTGTATCTCATGGATTTGCACAAGTTGCTGACCGGAGCCTTTCCAAAATACGAAAGCACAAACATCAGCCGTTCCCACAATATTTCTTTGGGCAGCCCAACTTTTATTTCGCCGCCAATTGTCTTTAAAGTTCTCTCTGTGTTCTTCAGATTTAGATCGGACAGGTCCAGCGACGGATCGAGAAAGTCGAACCGAAACGGGCGTTCAGCCTCAGAAAAGAAGACTGGCAATTGGTTGTTGAATGCGAACATTAATGCTTCAAGGGAACTACCAATCACTATTTTATCGTAGTTAAGTATTATTTTTACTTCCTCTAATCTCGCGATACGCTTTTACCGTAACAGGCCAAAGATCTGTCGCAATCTCCAAACAAGCTTCGGCCACTTTTTGGATTTCCCATTGGGCGCCTTCATGTGTGCGGAGGTCAATGAACTTTAGAAGATTGTTGAGATTGCAAGTGCCATAATACTCTGTATACATATTCTGGGGCAATACACCACGGGCTTGTTCTCGGCAAACGCCAGCATTAATAAGATTGTTATAGAATGCAAGACAGGATTGGTGGTGCTGCTTTACAAAATTAGCACATGTGTCGTCATCCTCAAACTGTCCATCGTGTAAAGGAGGATTGAACAATTCATCTGTGTTGCTTGCCTGACGATTGCTCTTGTGTTGTGTCCTAAAAGATTCAGGCTCATAAAACCGAATATCTACATCGGTGTAGCGCCGCGAAATCTCATTATAAGACCAAGTTCGATGGCGGTGGTGCTGACTACGAACAAATAAAGGCACATAAAACCGGAAAGTAATGACATTATGCTCAAGAGTGCTAGTGTGCCGATGCTTAATAAGATAATTAATTAACTTTTTATCTTTTCCATCTAAAACATCTTTTTGAACACCGAAAGAAACTCGCGCAGAATTTGCGACAGTAAGATCAGAACCCATATGCTGGACATATTCAACTTTACCGATTTTATCGCTATAAATCTTAACAGATTTAGAATACTCTTCCATTCAATTTCCGTACATATATTGTAACCGCTTTACGGGCCATTGTCAAGCCTTAATTAAAACTGTTTGTTCTCTGTGGATTCTTTTAAAGCAAGAGTAGAAGAATCTTCTCCTATTATAGTTTGCTTAATTGCATCAAAATAACCAGTCCCAACTTCTCTTTGGTGTTTGGTGGCAGTATAGCCTCTATTTTCTGCTATAAATTCCATTTCTTGGAGATCAACATAAGCTGCCATTCCGGCATCTCTGTAATTGTCGGCCAAATCAAACATTCCATAATTCAATGCATGAAAGCCAGCCAAAGTAACAAATTGGAACTTGTAGCCCATTGTATTAAGTTCATTTTGAAATCTAGCAATTGTATCATTGTCTAGATTCTTTTTCCAGTTAAACGATGGAGAACAATTATAGGCTAATAGTTTCCCTGGGTATTGAGCGTGAATTGCTTCAGCAAATTTCTTTGCTTCTTCTAAATCAGGTGTAGAAGTTTCACACCAAATTAAATCAGCATATGGGGCATATGCCAGTCCCCGAGCTATGGCGCAATCTAAGCCTCCAGTAATTCTATAAAAACCTTCTGAAGTTCTTTCCCCTGTTATAAATTTGTGATCATACGGATCGATGTCTGATGTCAAAAGGCGGGCGCTATCTGCATCAGTTCGTGCCAGCAAAACTGTTGGCACATCCATAACATCTGCAGCTAATCTAGCAGCCTTAAGAATGGCAATAAACTGCGATGTAGGAACCAAAACTTTGCCACCTAAATGACCACATTTCTTTTCAGAAGAAAGTTGATCTTCAAAATGCACACCAGCGGCGCCGGCTTCAATCATATTCCGCATAAGCTCATAGGCGTTTAAAGGACCACCGAAGCCAGCTTCGGCATCGGCAACAATAGGCAACATCCAATCTCTAGTTATATTCCCTTCGATGCTTTCAATCTGATCAGTTCTTTGAAGAGCCTGATTGATCCTCTTCACAACATGGGGGACGCTATTGACCGGATAAAGACTCTGATCTGGATACATATGGCCAGAAAGATTTGCATCAGCAGCAACCTGCCAGCCAGATAAATAAATTGCTTTTAATCCAGCTTTTGCTTGTTGCACGGCTTGATTTCCCGTTAAAGCGCCAAGAGCGGCCACTTTCTCTGGTTCGTTCAATAATTTCCAAAGTTTTTCGGCGCCGGAACGAGCTAGCGAATATTCAATCTTTACATTTCCGCGAAGCCTTTTAAGATCATCTGCGGTCCAATCACGCTTAATATTTTTCCATCTTTTCATTTTATGTAATCCTTAACAAATTTTTTCATAAGCGGGTAAAGTCAAAAAATCGACCAATACGGGCCCGGTCGAAATTGTTCTGAATAATTCAGTTGCTTCTTCAAATTTTCCATTCGAAAATCGAGTTTCTCCAATTTCTTCTTTAATTTGCGCCGCAACATTCGCTATGCATACCTCAACTAAATCTTTGTTTATTCGAGTGCCATCATTTAAATTACAATCATTGTTAAGCCATTGCCAAACTTGAGTTCTAGAAATTTCAGCAGTAGCTGCGTCTTCCATCAAATTATACAAGGGCACGCATCCGTTTCCGCACAGCCAAGCTTCAATGTATTGAATTCCAACACTAATATTTTGAGTTAACCCTAACATAGTGATATTTAATGGCGGAATTTCAATTAAATCTTTTTGTGTGGGTTCCTTAAGTTTTTTAAAAGAATTGATTTGATTAGCTGTGAACATGAATTTATCAAATTGTTCTCTTGCCAAAGAAACCAAAGCAGGATGAGCTACCCAAGTTCCATCATGACCCATTTTAACTTCTCTAATCTTATCTTGTCTTACTTTATTGAGTGCTGTTTCATTAGCTTCGGCATCATTTTTGATTGGGATTTGTGCTGCCATTCCTCCCATCGCGTGAATACCACGGCGAT